ATGTACGTAGTGTTTTTGCCATATGCTATCTGTATTTATAAAAGAATCAGGGGGAGCATATAACTCCCCCAAACTCTTGCGAGCACTTATTTTGGTTATTATCTTACGTCGATAGAACCAAGATTAGCCACTGCATCTTCGTCTGATCCTTCAGCGCCTAGTGAGTATTTCACATAGCCTGTAGCACCAGCTGCTGTTTTGTAGTGGATGATTCTGTTGTAGAACTTTTCTACATAAGCCACTGTAGAATCGCTTAATATAACTTGCACACAGAATTGTCCGTTTCCATTAGCGTCGGTTGCTGATAGAGATCCTGGAGCAACTGCTACCAGTTTCATTACCACTTCAGTAGAGTCTTCTAGATGTATTTTAAACAATCTAGATGCTCTCTGTGACACGATGTAGGCAGTGGTAGAATCAACTTTTGATCCTCCAAACGGTCTATAAGCTGTGACAGCTATTTTTCCTGATAGATTACCACCGAAAGCACCTGCTCCGCCAGCCATTCTATTTTTATTGATAGGTCTTCCCATTTTTTTTCTCCTTTGTTTAGGAGTCCAATGCACGTTCTAGGTACTACGCGGTGGTTATCCGCATAAGTCTCCACACTATTGTGAAGCGCTATTTGAACTGCTGTTATTTATTGAGATCTGTAGAGAATTAAGTGACTGGATAAAAGGGCGATGCACGTCTACACCGCCCCCAGTCGCTACTGCATCAACTACTTCTTGTTGTAGATGCCGTATAGGACATAGATTGCTACCAGTCCCACAAGACCTTCTGCTGAGAAGCCTTTGATGATCGCGGTGATCGAACCAATGATGCTGCCTGTAGACAAGAACGGTATTGCTTGTCCTTTGAACAGGATCTCTAACACGATCCCAAGGGCGATTAGGCTCACACCCACTTCTGCAAGTGTTGCTGCCCATGCTTTTACTTGTTTCAAGATTTCCATATCGTGGATTTCCTTTCACATTGTTGCGAACATGATTGTACGCAGGAATATTTAAATGGTATCTAGACAAGTTAAAACTCTGTATTTGCTCTACGGATCGTATGGCGATGAAATATTTTGGTTATCTATGTGTATATAGATTTTTTAGTCAAAAAAAAGGCGCCATTTCTGACGCCCTTTTTCAAAACTCTGTAATCTTTTACGATTATTTGAATTTTAAGTTTGCTGCAGTGATAGCAACTAAGCCCACGTAGTCAGCTGCGTTACCAAGAGATGATGCAGTGTTTGTTAACTCTACATAACCGTATCTTGTTAAGAAGCCTACTACTGGTTCAAAAGTAGCTGGATCAAGCACAACACCTGAACTCATCAAAGGTATGTAAGGACAATAGAACGCTGGAGCATCTGCTTCAGAAGATCCTTTGTATCCTACTAGTACCGGTGTGTCATCAGAAGCGTAAGCATCAACGTACACTCTCATAGCTGAGTTTAAAGTTCCAACAAATTTAGTGTTAGTTGGTGATTCAAACGTGCCTTCAGTTGATCTTGCGAACGCTGAAGTTGTAGCTGATTGAAGTATAGTCAAAGCAGTTGGAGATACTACAGCGTAGTTTCCAGAGCCTCTTCTAGTTCTTGTTGCGATTTGGTTAGCAACTCTGTTGATCAAGATTGCAAGTGCCGCGTGCTCATCGCCCACGAAAGTTGCAGTTCCAGAAACAGCAGCTTGGTCAAAAGTTTCAGAAGCAGAACCTGCTAATGATCTTAATGATCCAATGATTTCTTGGTCGATTTCAGCAGTAATTTCTTGTGCTAAAGCGGCCATGATTTCGGCTTCGATGTCGATGCCTTGCTGTGCCTGTGCGTCTTGTGCTGCTTCAAAAGTCCATCTTGCAGATAGTTTTCTTGATTTAGCTTCAACGGGTTGTTTTAAGATTTGGATAGATAATCTTTTTCCAGGAGTTCCCTCTAAAGAAGCTGTAGAAGCTGCTTTTGGAGCGGCGTTGTCTTGGTTACCAGAGTATGCTTTCGCAATCTTAAATGGTGATAAAGCTTCTTCCCCTGCAGTCGTGTTCGATGCAACGGAGTCACTGTATCTGATCCTTAAAGTGTGGATCTGTCCTACTGGACCAGTCATGGGTTGTACTCCAACGATTTCGTTAGCGATAACAGTTGGTAATACCCGTCTAATTACTGGTAGTATGACTCTGTTTAATGTAGCAACGTTACCCGCAGATGTAGCACCCGCAGTAGATTGTTCAGAAAGATATCTCTTAGTGTTTTCTAAGATAACATCCATCGTTTTTTTCTTGTTGCCACTTAAACCTTCGGTCAATGCGGCTTTTGTTTCGCCCCATTTTGATTCAAATAATTCTGACATTTGATTCATTTTCCTTTTTGGTTTAGTGTTGAATACCCGCTAATTTGCGGATATTTGTTAAGTCAGCATCTTCTCTCACAGCTCTGTCACCTTTTGCTTCAGAAATTACTTTCTTGGCATTGGATGGCACTTGCTTGTCGTCCATTACTGGAGCAAGATACTTCGCATAAGCAGATTTTAAATCTTTTGTCTGAACTGATTCAAGCAATTGATTCATAACGTCTGCCTTGTCTTTGCTCAAGGGTTTGAGCAACTCAGCCATCGTTTCCTTGCGTTCCATCAAATCTTTAGATCTAGCAATTTCTTGCTCCTTAGATTCAATCACCGCTTGTTTCTCATCGATGGATTTCGTGGCTTCCGCAATCTTCAGCATTTGCTCATCAACTACTTTTAATAGTTTTGAGGTTTCACTCTTCTCATTTAGGTAAGAAGATTGATATTCTGAAGCGAAAGCTTCGAAAACTCGTTTACCAAAATTGATCTGTCTAGCAGCAGTGATGTCTTCTTTTAATTGAGCCAACTCTTCACCCAATTTTTTAGTCACTGCGTCTTCAACCACTTTGGCAGATTTAGTAATAAAAGCGTCTTTCAATTTTTTCATTTGAGATTTGGCCTCTTTCACCAATTTAACTTTGGTTTCCACTACGCCTTTTTTGTCTTCGTGGAATTCTTTGATTTCTCTAGCAAGAGCACCCACTACAAATTCTTCTAATTTAGAGAAATTTTCGTGTACACTCTTCCTGTCAACATTAAGTTCTGTAAGCTCTTCTGCTAGTTTGTTCATCACGAATGATTCTAGTTTTGCAGAATGTGCGCCTACGTTTTCTTTGTATGTTGTTTTTTCCATTGCAAGTGCTTTTCTGTCTTCAACGAACTTGGTGATCTCTTCACTCAACTTGTCAGTCATCATTTTATCGATGGCTTCCACCATGTTGTTTTTGTCGTGCTCGTATCTCTTAGCGAATTCTTCTCTAAGTTCTGCAGCAGCTTGCTCTTTGTTTTCTTTAACTTTGTTTTCCCATGCTTCTTGGATAGTCTTTTGAGTTTCTATTCCAATAACGCCTGATTCAACCAGTTTTGATATTGCGTCGAACATTATTTTAGGTCCTTTATTATGTTGGTTAGCGCCTCTTTGAGGTACTTCTGTGCTTTTTTATCATCTCTAATCTCAGCAGCCAGACCCATTGCTTTATTTCCGCCCTTTGTATTCAACAAATGTTCGTAAATTGCAGTTGGGTAAGCACCCGGTGCTGAAGGTTGTGCCACTACGTCCACCGTTATGATCTCGAAATCACTGACTTGTCCTCCGCTGTATTCTGAAACGTTTCCAGAACCGCGGCTTGACACGCCCAGTTTGACTCCAGACTCTAACATAGTTTTCACTAGTTGGCCCATTGGTGTTGGCAGGATCTTCATCTTGCCGTATCCATTCGGACCGTCCATCCACATATCAGTAATCATGTGGCTAACACGGTCCAAATTAATTTTTAGATCATCGGGATGGTCTACTTCTCCCAGAACAGAATAACCTGACGTGATCTGATCATTGAGTGTTTTTACCGCTGTCTGAATTTCATTCACTGGGTAAACTCTCTGATTGGCATTCTTGATGCCGCCCTGGATGCAAATCCCTTTCATGTAAAGGTCCTTGCCTTCCTTGCCTTCGTGCAAGACTTCCATCCTGGCCTGATCGTAGGTTAAGTGTTCTCTTAGGTATAGTCCCATCTTTGCTCCCTGTTCTCTGTTCTATTGCTTACTTCTTAGCAGCAACGATTGGAGATTTAGATGCCGATTTATCACCACCATCTTTAAGATCCGCTTTTACTTCTTTTTTGTAAGAAGTTGCTTTGTCTTTGCCTGGTGTGTTTTCAAAGTCACCCATTTTTGCAGCAGTAGGAACTTTGGCTGTTTCTTTAGCAACACCTGCTTGTGCGATGTTCTTAGAACCTTGTCCCATTTTAGTACCTGCGTCAACTACTGGTGATTTTGCTGATTTGTCAGAACCGTCTTTGTTGTCAGCTGATTTCTGGATCTTGTATTCTTTTACAGTTTCCTTCTTCATGTCGTCTTTTTTAGCTTCTTGGGCTATTGGTGCTGCAACTTGAGCTTGAGCTGGTTGAGCAATTGCTACTGATTCTTCTGATTTCTCTTCAGAATCTTCTTCGCCGTTGTCACCATTCATCATTTTTTCGAATTCTGCTTTTAATTCTTCCAAAGCATCTTCTAAGTCAACGATTTTATTTTCGATTCCAGCGTCAGCTTGGTCATCAGCAGCA